CAACGATAAACGATAGAATTGGATCTCAAAATGTAATTCGTGTATTATCCAATGCATCTGCACCACCAACAAGAATAACCAATCTAACTGACGTTGATTCCACAAGGAAAGATGAAGATGGAATGCTTTTGGTTTGGAATCTTTCTGACGAAAAGTTTTATATGTCAGATACACTGGATGCTCCAGGGTATCTATTTTCTAGTGCTACTGGAATAACAACATTTTTAGGATCAACAGATTCTTCATCAACAACTAGTGGTGCAATAATTGTTACTGGTGGTGTAGGAGTAGGAAAGAATTTAAATGTAGGTAATGATTTTACAGTTGCTGGAATTGCAACTTTCTCAAATGAACTTGATATTAATGCTGCTGTAGATATTTTAAGAGGATTAAATGTTGCTGGAATTACAAGTGCATTATCACTCAGTATAGGTTCTACACAAGTAATTAGTAGTGCAAGAGAACTTCAAAATATTACATCACTTGATGCAACAACTACAGCAACAATTGAAGCTGCTATTGAGGTTGCACCAAATAGATTTACAGATTTAAAAATCACTGGTGTTTCTACCTTTATTGGTATTGCTACATTTGGTGGTGGAATTGCTGTTCAGGCAGGAGTGTCTACTTTTGATGCTGCTGTTGATATTAATGCTGGTTTAGATGTAGATGGTCAAACTGACTTAGATGAATTAGTTGTTGCTGGAGTTGCTACATTTAGTAATACAGTTGATATTAATTCTGGTTTAGATATAGATGGTCAACTAGATGTAGATGAACTTGTAGTAGCTGGAGTATCAACATTCTCTGCTCTTGTAGATGCCAATGCTCGTCTTGATGTAGTAGGTGGTGCTAATATAGATCAAGTAAATGTTACTGGTGTTTCTACATTTGCTTCTGCTGTAGATATTAATGCTGGTTTAGATGTTGATGGTCAAGCAGACTTAGATGAAGTTGTCGTTGCTGGTGTTGCTACATTCTCTGCTCTTATAGATGCCAATGCTCGTCTTGATGTAGTAGGTGGTGCTAATATAGATCAAGTAAATGTTACTGGTATTTCTTCATTCATACAACTTGATGTAAGCACTGGTGGATTAGATGTAGACGGAGAAACACAATTAGATGAACTTGTAGTTGCTGGTGTTTCTACATTTGCTTCTGCTGTAGATATTAATGCTGGTTTAGATGTTGATGGGCAAGCAGATTTAGATGAGGTAGTTGTTGCTGGTGTTGCTACATTCTCTTCTGCTGTTGATATTAATGCTGGATTAGATGTAGATGGACAGACTGACTTAGATGAAGTCGTTGTTGCTGGAGTTGCTACATTTAGTAATACTGTTGATATCAATGGTGTTTTAGATATAGATGGTCAACTAGATGTAGATGAACTTGTAGTTGCTGGTGTTTCTACATTCTCTTCTCTCGTTGATGTTAATAATCGTATTGATGTAGTAGGTGGTATAAATGGTGATCAATTATACGTTGCAATAGCAACGGTTACTAATACTGCTACTTTTCAAAGTGGTATAGTTGCAGAATCCAGTTTAAATGTTGATGGACAGACTGATTTAGATGTTCTCAATGTTGCCGAAACTGCTACGTTCTCTGCTCTTGTAGATGCCAATGCTCGTCTTGATGTTGCAGGTGGTGCTAATATAGATCAGTTAAATGTAGCAGGTATTGCTACATTTGGTGCCGTTGATATTAATGGTGTTTTAGATATAGATGGTCAACTAGATGTAGATGAACTTGTAGTTGGTGCAGCAGCAACATTTAGTTCTGCCGTTGATATTAATAGCACTCTAGATGTTGATGGTGATACTCAAGTAGATGATCTTAACGTTGCTGGTGTTGCTACATTCTCTTCTCTTCTTGATGCTAATAATCGTATTGATGTAGTTGGTGGAATTAATGTAGACCAGTTAAATGTTACTGGTGTTTCTACATTCGGTGATGATGTAACCATAACTGCTGGTGGTTTAAATGTTATATCAGGAATTGTAACTGCTACTGAACTAGATATAGGCACTGGTGGTATTGATGTTGATGGACAGACTGATTTGGATGAATTGGTCGTTGCTGGAATAGCAACATTCTCAACAAATGTAAATATTACTGGACTGCTTACAGCAGGTGCAATTGATGGAGGATCGTTCTGATGGCAAAACCAGCAAGTAGAGAAGAATTAACTAATTATTGTTTAAGACAATTAGGTGAACCTGTAGTTGAGATTAATGTTGCTGATGAGCAAATAGAGGATCTAATTGATGATGGTATACAATATTTCCAAGAACGTCATTTTGATGGCGTGGAAAGAATGTATTTAAAATATAAACTTACTGAAGATGATATTAATAGAGGACAGGCAACAAATGAGACTGGAAGTTCTAATACTTTAGGGATTACAACAACATCAGGTATTTCAACTACTGTTACTGGTATGTCTGATATGACTAATAGTTTTTATGAGACATCTAATTTTATACAAGTTCCAGATTCAGTAATTGGTATAGAAAAAATATTTAAATTTGATAGTAGTACTATATCAGGTGGAATGTTTAGTATAAAATATCAATTATTCTTGAATGATTTGTATCAATTTAATTCTGTTAATTTGTTGCAGTATTCAATGACAAAAACTTATCTTGAAGATATTGATTTTCTATTGACTACAGATAAACAACTAAGATTTAATAAAAGACAAGGAAGATTATATATTGATATGGATTGGGGTTCTGAAACGAAAGATACTTATTTAATTATTGATTGTTATAGAATTTTAGATCCAAATACATTTACGGGTGTTTATAATGATAGTTTCCTTAAAAAATATGTGACTGCACTTATAAAAAGACAATGGGGACAAAATTTACTTAAATTTAGAGGAACTAGACTTCCAGGTGGAGTAGAACTTAATGGTCGAGAATTATATGAAGATGCCCAAAGAGAACTTGATGATATTAAACAGAGAATGACTCAGGAATATGAGTTACCTCCATATGATTTTATTGGTTAATTATGACATTAAATTCGTATTTTTTACAAGGATCTATTGGTGAACAAAATCTTGTTCAAGATTTAATCAATGAGCAAATACAAATATATGGTGTTGAAGTATATTATCTTCCTAGAAAGATATTTAAGACAGATAATATTATAAAGGAAATTCAATCATCAAAATTTGATGATAGTTTTCTTGTAGAAGTATATTTAAATAATTATGATGGATATGCTCCTGATAGTGATGTGATGACTAAATTTGGATTAAGATTGAAAAATGAAGTAAATATCACAATATCTAGAGAAAGATTTGAAGATTTTATTGCACCATTTTTGGAAGGTATATCAGCTGGAATTAGAGAAGGTAGAATTACTGGATATGATTTTGCTGATTTAGTAAGTAGACCAAAAGAAGGAGATTTGATATATTTCCCTCTAGGTGAAAGATTATTTGAGATTAAAAGAGTAGAATTTGAAAAACCATTTTATCAATTAGGTAAACTTTATACTTATGATTTAAGTTGTGAATTATTTGAATATGAGAATGAACTTATTGATACTAGTATTGATGAGGTTGATAATACTGTAGAGGATGAAGGATATATAACAACTGTTAATTTGGTTGGTCTTGGAATAACTGCTACTGCAACTGCTGGTATATCAAGTGGTTGTATACGAGAGATATTCTTAGATAATGATGGTTCTGGATATACATCAACACCAATAGTTTCAATTGGTGCTGCTCCTGCAGGAGGATTTACTGCTAGTGCAGTTGCTATCACTACTTCTAGATCAAATATTACTTCAATCTATAGAATTGAAATGACTAATACTGGTGCTGGATATACAGAGGCACCAATAATCACAATTAGTGGTGGTGGAGGTAGTGGAGCTGCTGCTACTTGTTCTATATCAACTAGTTTTGGTATACAAAGTGTTATTGTTGCTGCAGGTGCCACTGGTTATTCATCTACACCACTATCTACAGTTACTGGACCTCCATCTGGAATCAATACTGCTATAATACATCCAGTATTAGAAACTGAATCTGGTGCAGGAATTAGCACTATTAGAATATTAAATTCTGGTATTGGATATACTGTTGTTCCAACTATTGTATTCAGTACTCCAGGAACTGGTGTTGGTACATTCTACTATAATGAAGATGTTACAGGTCAGAGTTCTGGAATTACTGCAAAAGTTAGAAACTTCCGTAAGGATACTGATGAGAATGCAGTTGATCCACCAACTACATTACAGGTAGCACTAAATACAGGTAAGTTCTATGACGGTGAAATAGTCGTCGGTTCTATATCTACTGCTACATATCTTGTTAAGAACCATGATTTAGATGCTTTTGATCAAACATGGGAAACTAATGAAGATATAGAAACAGAAGCAGATAACTTACTTGACTTTACAGAATCAAATCCATTCGGAGATTATTAATGTTAGGAACATATTTTTATCACGAAATCATAAGAAAGACTATTATATCTTTTGGTACTCTGTTTAATAATATTAATATTAAACATAAGAAGGCTGATGGAACAATTCTTGATGATATTAAAGTAGGTCTTTCTTATGGACCACAACAGAAGTATTTGGCAAAAATACAAGAGCAATCACAGTTAGCAAAACCAATTGCCATAACTTTACCTAGAATGTCATTTGAGATGAATTCTATTCAGTATGATCCTTCAAGAAAAACAGGTATTACTCAGACTTTTAAGGCAGCTGATGGTGATAAAATGAAAAAAATTTTTATGCCTGTTCCTTATAATATTGGATTTGAATTAAATATTTTTAGTAAATTGAATGATGATGCATTACAAATTATTGAACAGATAATGCCATTTTTTCAACCATCATTTACTTTGACTGTAGATTTAATATCTGCTATTGGAGAAAAAAGAGATATCCCTGTTATTTTAGATAACATATCATTTCAGGATGATTATGAAGGAAGTTTTGAAGTAAGAAGAGCATTAATATATACTTTAAGTTTTACAGCAAAAACTTATCTATTCGGTCCTGTTGATCAAACATCTGATGGACTTATTAAAAAAGTTACTGTTGATCATCATAGTGGAACTGATACTTCTACAGCTAAACGAGAAGTAAGATATACTGTAGTTCCTGATCCAATTACTGCTGGACCAGAAGATGACTTTGGATTTACAGAATCATGGACAGATTTTGGTGATGCTAAAGATTATAGTCCAACACGACAAATTGATGTTTAAATTATGAATAGTAGTTATGATCCTATCGATGAAGCACTTAATACCACTAGTGCTATTGAAGTAAGCAATACACCTGAAGGTGGTTGTGTTAGAAGGAAGGATGAAATTAAAAATGTAACAGATGATGTTGATAAAGATTATCAATATACTCGTGCCAATCTTTATTCATTAATTGAAAAGGGTCAAGAATCTCTTAATGGTATAATGGATCTTGCAAATGAAAGTGCAAGTCCAAGGGCATATGAAGTTGCAGGTCAGATTATTAAGTCTGTTGCTGACACCACTGATAAGTTAATGGAGTTGCAAAAGAAAGTAAAAGAGGTTGATGAGGATAAAGTAAAGGGTCCTAGTCAAGTTACCAATAATGCTTTATTTGTAGGTTCAACATCAGATTTATCTAAAATTCTAAAAAAACAAGGATTGATTGATAATAAAACTAAACTATAAATTATGTCTGCTAATGAAGTATATCTAGGTAATCCCAACCTAAAAAAAGCAAATACTCCTATAGAATTTTCTCAAGACAATGTTCTTGAGTTTTTGAAGTGTAAAGATGATCCCATATATTTTACTAGAAAGTATATAAAAATTGTTTCTCTTGATGAGGGACTAGTTCCTTTTAACATGTATGATTTCCAAGAGAAATTGATTAGAAGGTTCCACGAGAATAGATTCAATATTTGTAAGATGCCTCGTCAGACAGGTAAATCTACAACTTGTATATCATACTTATTACATTATGCGGTTTTCAATGATAATGTCAACATTGCTGTTCTGGCGAACAAAGCGTCCACTGCTAGAGATTTACTTGGCAGATTGCAACTTGCATATGAAAATCTGCCTAGATGGATGCAACAAGGTATCATATCTTGGAATAAAGGTAGTTTAGAATTGGAGAATGGTTCTAAGATATCAGCAAACTCCACTTCATCATCTGCTGTTCGTGGTGGTTCTTACAACGTTATATTCCTTGATGAGTTTGCATTCATTCCAAATCATATTGCAGATGATTTCTTTGCATCGGTTTATCCTACAATTACTTCTGGACAATCCACTAAAGTTATTATAGTTTCAACCCCACGGGGTATGAATCATTTTTATCGTATGTGGCACGATAGTGAAAAAGGTAAGAGTGAATATGTTCCTACCGATGTTCATTGGAGTGAAGTTCCTGGTAGAGATTCTGTATGGAAAGAACAGACTATTGCAAATACATCTGAACAACAGTTTAAGATTGAGTTTGAGTGCGAGTTCTTAGGTTCTGTTAATACTCTTATTAGTGCTGCAAAACTTAGAAATTTAGTATATGAAGCACCTATTAAAAAAAATGCTGGTCTTGATATTTACGAACAACCAGAACTAGAACATAATTATATAATTACTGTAGATGTTGCCAGAGGACTTGGTAATGATTATTCCGCATTTATAGTTTTTGACACTACAGAATATCCTTATAAGGTAGTAGCAAAGTATAGGAATAATGAAATTAAACCAATGTTATTCCCAAATATTATTTTGGATGTAGCAAAAGGATACAATCAAGCATATCTATTAATAGAAGTTAATGATATAGGAGATCAAGTCGCAAGTATTCTTCAGTATGATTTGGAGTATGAAAATGTTTTGATGGCATCCATGAGAGGAAGAAATGGGCAGATTGTTGGTCAAGGATTCTCTGGTAAAAAAACTCAACTTGGTGTAAGAATGACATCAGCAGTTAAAAAATTAGGTTGCTCTAATCTTAAAACTTTGATGGAAGATGATAAATTACTTACTTGTGATTATGAGATTATTGCAGAATTGACCACGTTTGCTCAGAAACATAATTCATTTGAAGCAGAAGAAGGATGTAATGATGACTTAGCAATGTGTCTTGTTATATTTGCATGGTTAGTTTGTCAAGATTATTTTAAAGAAATGTCTGATCAGGATATTCGTAGAAGAATTTATGAAGAACAGAAAAATCAAATAGAACAAGATATGGCACCATTTGGATTTATTTCAGATGGTTTTGATGATGAAAGTTTTGTTGATAAAGATGGTGATAGATGGAATTTGGATGAATATGGTGATCGTTCTTATATGTGGGATTATAGATAATGTCTGGTTATACTAAAGAAATGATCAAGGAGATG